AGTCTGCACCAATCTTAGGATCTAGTTGATTTAATCTTGATAACATATTCATAAGGTTTGCTACTTCTCCATATGGTCTAGTCATAAGATATTTTATTAAGTCTTGTAGTTGCATAGAATCTATTAGATAAGTTCTAGACCCTAGACTATTTTCTCCTTTCTCTTTAGTCATTGTGTTCTCCAAATTGTTTATGTATTGTTTTTATATTTTCTTCAGCAGTAGATATAATATTTATTAACTTATCTAACTCTTCTGTAAATTGTGGGTGCTCACCAATTGCAACTGGGTTATCTAAATACACAGATGCTTTAGCTTTAGCATCAGATATCTCTGCTGTATACTTATCGTGCAATGCATCTAAAAATGCCTCTCTCATTCCTGCCCCCTAAATTGATAATACTTATCTTCAATAAGATCAGCATCATCTAAGTAAGGATTAAATTTAGCCTGTACAGATTCTTTTGCATCTCTTATAGTTTGATTAAGAGTTCTACCTTGTTTTAGACAACCTGCTACAAAGTCTTCTACTTCTATTATTGCTTGCTTAACTTGACCCATCTTTGACCTCCTTTACTAGTCTATTTAAATACCATTGTGCTTTTTCTAAATCTTCCAATGGCTCTCCTTTCCATTTATATCTTGATACATACTTCAAGACATTACCTTTTAAGTATCCATGATACTCATCACTCTCCATACAATCACGAATAACATCTATAGTTTCTTTCTTACCATGTTTGTAATGTGCAGGTGAATTTACATTATCAAACTGCACTTCATTCTCATATGATATATCATTACTATGATCTATCTTTTTAAGATAGACACGTTTATCTTTTACCATACTTTCTCCTTACTGTATTATACTCAATCATCTCAAGATCATACTCTCCTTTATCTACATTACGTTTAACTACAAGTCCACTCCACCACATTTGCTGTGTGTTCTTAGCATAGTTTTCCTTATGATGCAAGTAACATCCTGCAGATAATCCCATAAGTTTTCTACCAGATGGTAAAGCACACATAGCATAATCAAATGTATGTATATGACCTACAGTAGAAGATACTTTATTTTTTATTAATAAAGAACGAGCAACATTGTCACCGCTAACAGGCTTACCCATGACACCAGTAGGATAATTGTGGCAGTAGTACACACCGTCAACCACCACAGGTTTTTGGTACTCATGAACCTCCCAACCAAAGCTTTCAAATTTAAAGTCGTTTGTGCTAATTGTACCTTCAAGTTCTGGTATGTCATCTATTGTTCTATCTATCCTATCTTCGTGATTACCAAGTAACATGATTTTTCTTGGTCGTCTTCCATTAAGACCTTTGTTAAATTTAGTTAATGCATCATGAACATGATCTATATCTTTCTTATATCTTCTACCTTCAAATGATTTCTTACCTTTATCATAACTAGATAGTGAATCCATACTTGCAAAGTCACCCATGCATACTATGGTATTTGGTTTCAGATCATGTGCAAATTTACCTGCCCATAAAAATCTGTCATTGCTTGCCTTTGGAGTACAATGAGGGTCTCCTATTACTAAATGTGTTGACATTAGTTCAACTCCTTATCACGTTTGTTTTTTAAGTATTCAATAAAATCAATAACATTATCTTCACTATCAAACTCTGCTACAGAATTAATAGATAAATCTTTAGTGTTACTTTTTTTATCATCTGCAAACCCACGTAGTCCATACATAAATGTAGTCTGAGGGTCTGATGTTGCCATTTTAATCATGCCTCTTGCAATAGTAGAACATAACTCATACTGTTCTGTTGTCATTGCGGCTTTACTATCCATTACTATTCCACAGGTAAAGCCTTTATCCCAAGGTGTAACTAAAACTTTTATTGCATTTGTTGGATCAAACTTTTTCTTTCTCATGTATACCAATACCTATCGTAGTTATCATTGTTATATTCAACTACTTTATGTTCAAATCCTCTCTTCATACTCTTTCTACCAAACTCTTCTGCGTCTAACTCTTTATCAAATAAAACATTTGTAAACATTTTGTAATCCTTATCTTTTTTATTTTTATATAATATAAAATACAACATCATTAGTATAAGGGTGGAAAATAGACCCCTCAAAACTACTCCCCACCCAGTTAAAGTTACAATCTCTATTCAAAAGTTTCCTCTTTCTTAGGATTGTTTACTTCAGTATACCAAACCCACTTAGGGTTCTTGCCTTGCGATTGTTGTTGTGGTAACAATTGCAATTTACTTCCCCAACAAGGAAGCTTGTATGGGCAAAATGTACAAGCCATGCCCAAAACTTTATTACCCGTTTTCTTAGTACGGAATGTTTCTTCAATATCTTTAAAGCATCTTTCAAATGGTGTTTTGTTTTCTATAGCTGTAATGTTTTCCTCTGCACTAGCTAATGCTTTAACTCTATATTCGTTATCATCTATAGGAGTTTCACATACTGTCCACTCACCTGTAGATTTATTAATTACAATCCATCCACCAAAAGGCATCTTCTCACTTTCACTATAAAGATATCCTTGAGGTACATATCCAAACGCATCGTCTTTTGCAACTTCTTCAAACCCACTTCCAAACTTTCTATCGAATGAATATGGTGATGCACTTTTAATATCCCACACTTTCTCATCAATCTTAACATCAAGCCTACCTTCAATTTCTGATTCTTTAAATTTAAGTTTAACTTTTTTCTGCTCATCTTTTACTATTACCCCTGCTGATTTCATTACAAATATAGCCAATGCTTCAACAAGATCACCAAAAGTATTTCTCATTTTAACATTGTATGGTTGACCTTCACCCTTTACATTCTTTGCTTCCATTTGCAATTGACATAATGGTCTACCTATACTTGACATTCTTGGTTTAAAGCCCTCTCTTCTTTTCTCAGAGAACTGTTTGCGTAAGGCACTTTTACATGCCTCACCAAACTCTTCTAATAACGTATCAGATATCTCAACAGAATCTTTGTTGCATTTATCTAAGTACGTTTGAACCTTTAGAAGTATATCGTTCATTATGAAGCCAACACATCTACAGGATCTTCTACTTGATCTACTACTTTTTTCATATCTTTATCTGCAGATTCATAATTACTTTTCTTTGCAGACTTATATAGATCTATCACTTCTGTATTTTCTTTAGTGATAACTTCTTGAAATACTCCAAGAGTTTCCATATCTTCTTTAGACATTTCTAAACCAGCATCAGCATTAACAGCAATCTCTGGTGTGTAATAAACATTACCACCTTTCTTCTGTCTTTTAGTATCTACTGATAGTGTTGTAGTAAACATAAGTTTTTTACGTTTAGTTATCTGATCTAACGCAGAGCCAACTGGAGCAAATGCTGTACCTGTAACCCTCCATAGAGCAGGCAAATTAGAAACAGTGTGTTCTTCCCCATTTGCTTTTACTCCTTTAAGCGATAACAGACCATACAATAATCTATAACATCTTATTGTTCTTTGTTCTGCTAGTTGTTCTGGTGTTAAAGATTCTCTGTCTTTAAACGGAACCTTACCACATTTTGTACCACCAAGTATATCTACAGCTTCTTCTTTCCAATTCTTGAAAATAATAGATCTGTTTACATACTCAGATTTATCTGGATCATAGTGCATATATTGCATTGCACTTATGAATGGTCTAAATGTAACTGGCTTACCATATACATTCTGACCTACACTAGAATCAAATGTAAATAAATTACCAACTGGTAATTGATTACCTTCATCATCTTCTGGTGACCTATTGATGCCAAGTCTAGGAATATTTACTCCTTTACTTGAACCATCATCTTGCCCAATCGCTTCCATAATTTGCTCTTGTGACATTTCATTTATATTTGTTATGTTATTATCCATAATAACCTCCTTGATTATTGATTTGCTTATACCACATTTTTACTAATTTGTCAAGTACTATTTTTTATATGGTGGATAAAAAATATCACATATCCATAATAAAACAAGCACTATAAAACCAGTGCCTAATAATATTTCTAGCATACTTTAGTTTCTCCCTCAGTAATCTCGTAAGATAAATCTTCCAAACGAGCAAACCACATTAAGTAACTTTGTAGTTCTTCATGTTCATTTATATATAACATTGTAGGTTTAGCATCACATTGTGCTTTTAAATCTTGTAGCATATCATAAGCTTCTTCTTGCTCATCATCGGCATAATCTTCCCACAACTCTTTATCTAGTAACGGTATTGACATAGTCCTCCTATATTAAAATGGTATATCATCTTCATTATCAATGTCACCATTTGGTAACTCAATAGTTTGAACGATATAGTTTGTTGTATCTTCTTTTCTTGCTTTAGCTATGTCATTGAGTTTGTCTGCTATATCTAAAGCATCAGATCTCTTTGCCATAA